GTGGAACTCTGATCTAAAAAAAGCCCAGCCTTCTTAGTTTTAATCATGTCCATTTCTTCGGGCAACCTATCTTGACGACTAAAGTTACATCGCTTACATGCTGCGACTAAGTTATCTGGATCATCTGAACCGCCTCTAGCTACTGGAATCACGTGGTCGCACGTATTAGCTTCACTGCCACACCAGAAGCAGATCCAGCCATCGCGGTTAAGGATTCGTAACCTTAGCTTCTTCCACTGTGTGGAGTTGCTCTTACGCTGAGAGTGTAGAGTCATTAGTAATAGTTCCGTTCTTGATGGAATGCCCAAGCCTTGCAGCTCGTACCATAACGATTCGTAATGTATTTAAGAGTAGCGTCTATCTGACGATAAGGGTCTAGATCTCTGTAATGCTTAGATCTCATCTGGCCTAGTCCGAAGTGACTACCGTTCTTAGCTGTGTATGACCATCGAGATTCTTTAGTAATGATTCTGTTAAAGCATTGGAACTCTTTATAGTCAAGAATCCTCGAATGTGCGTAGAGCTTTAGATGATCTACTGAATAGTTCTTAGCTGTTGCTTCTGGAATGCTTAGTGTTAAGAGCAGAGCCGTAAAAGCATAGAGCTTGGCCGATAGCTGTATTCGCCTTAGCGAGCTATCCGCCACAGCGGCTCGCTTTAAGCGATAACAGCGTACCGAGACTGTCAAGTTTAACAGTGTAATGAGCGTACTCTTGGGCGTTGCGCACAGCCTGTGCATAACTTCTGTGGATAACTTCATCGTGTAAACCTTACTAGCATCGATGGAAATGGCGCAGCTGTAGGAGAGTTTCCGAACTTTAAGCGACCTTTAATGAACTCGATATCGCCCTGTTTACAGTCATCATGAAACCATCGCGTGTCTGTCCTAGATGGTAGAAGCATGACTACATTCGCTCCGTCCCTGTAATGATTTACAGCTGCGTTAGTCCAGTCTTTAATAACTCGGCCATAAGGCGGATTTATCCAGACGCTATCGCCGTCCCATTTAACAGCTAATCCATCGCGTCTAGATTCGTCTTCATGATCTAAGCCGTACCACTTCGCGCATAAATGATTAAATCGACTAGCTGCCGCATCTACGTCGAATCTATGAACTTCGTTTAGCTTTTCCCATAGGTCTATCGGAGTCGACCAGTTATCCGTCTGGCTCTGGGGCATGTAGGCCGTCATGGCTTACCGCCCCAACCGTTACCCTTAAACACAATTCCACCAAGCGAGTAAATGCGCTTCATAGGGACAGTGCAATTCGGACAGTAAGGATCTCTGGCCAGTGTGTCATCGATGGAACGCTGTATCTCTAGCTCTTTACTGCACACTTCACACCTGTATTCATAGGTCGCCATTAGCTTCTCCAATTAGTGCCACTGTCATAGTAGAACAGACGCAGCACTGGATCGTCTTTACATGATCTGGAAGATTATCTGTAATTACACGAATAAGCTGCTCTGTCTCCCTCTTGCACATTCGGCAGTTATAGCGCAGCTTGTCCATAGTTACTCCCTTTTAGATTCTCGATCGGCTGTAGATTCTTTTGGTCTACCCACCAAGTAGGCTGCTTAGAGTTCTTATACTTAGGCCGCTTAGCCATGGCTACTGGAATCCAGCCCGCTAGTCTGTAATTTGGGCTAGTTCCGACGACTAGGACGGCGACATCGCTCTGGCGATCATTCTCGTAGATGATGAGCTGACCAGATTCGTAACGCGTCCACTTCACTTCGATAAAGCTTCCAACATCTGCCGTCTTCTTAAACTGTGAAGCTCTTGGATCGAAATAAACGTAACCAAGGTAGCGAGCGACCAAGATCTCGGCGACGATTGATTCGGCCACTTGCGCGACGTAATCATGGAAGCCGAGCTGTCTGTCGTACCTACTAGAAGCGTCTGGCTGGCCTTGGATCTGTGCAATTCGTTCGAGAGCTACAGTGTGAGCTAAGACCTTATCTTCGATCGTAGGCTTTACCTTCATCTGCAGTCGCCACAGAGCCAAGTTAACTTCTCTCCGCCTTGGCCCTTGGTATAACCGAAAGCGTCCAGCTTCTTTACTTTCGCGCAGTTGTCGCACTGTTCGACTTTATACTCTGCTATAACTTCGCCATTTTGTAGAAGCTTGGCTGTCATGGATTGCGGATAGATGATCTCGATTAAATCGCTCATACTTGCGGACTCCACTTTCCAGAAGAAGTTAAGACATACCAGAGCGGCGCGCACTGTGTTGCCTTGGTCTTCTCGACGCAGAACCAGCCGCCCCAAGCCTTACCAGTTTTAGTTTCTCCAGTCTTAAAGATTCGATGTCCATGGCTGCACTGTGGAGCTTCTGGAAATAACTCTCCGCCGAGCTGCTTCTTGATCTCGTCCATCGATGATCCAAGGCTAGGAATGCCGCTTTGCTCGGCTTCTTCTGCCGTCTTATAGCTTGGCACTTCGCCGAACTTCTGAGTCCAAGGGTCGTAATCGTCGGCCGTTGAGTTCGCGACCTTCGCGCTGACTGTATCGACCTTCTCCATGTCCTGACGAGTCGGACGCTTGTCCGCTCCCAGTAGTAATCCGATAGCTCTACCGATCGCCGATGTAACAGTATCCTCGACGAAGAACTTCTTCATGTTCACGTTATACGTCGCGACGTTACCGAATGCGTAATCGGTAGCCGATGGGTGTAGATCCTCGTACTCGCGAAAGATCTGGGCTTGGATAAGGACGTAACCCTTCTCGGCGTTAAAGTCCACGATGTTCGTCTGGACTCTAGCTGTAGGGTGTGTTAACCATAGGCGGGCAATTCTGGCCGCTACGTCTTCGTAATTGTCTAAGAAGCTCATTAGCGCACTTCCCTAGATGCGTGACGTGATACAGCTCGACCGCGCTTAAAGCCTTCTCGCTGGCCTTCTTTATAACCGACTGAATAGCTCATAGCTGCCCATAAGATCCCAGCTATTAGCATCATTACGATAATCGATAACTCGTTCATTACTTGCTCCCGATACTGGGAACGACGTTCGCGCTCCCTATGTAAAGAGTGAAGCAAGAACGCGCCTAGGTCAAGATTCCCGCTTATCTATCGGCGTGTCGATTGGTGTTTTCGGCTTGGACTTTAATCCGTTACCCGCAAGAACTCCGCCCAGTGATCCAGTTAAAAAGATGGCCAGAGTCTTTAGTAAATCGATAAAGGCCGCATCGTTCGGAGCTTGATTACCGATCGGCTGAGTAACGAAGATAAGCGCGTAAGTAATTCCAAGAGTTACGATCAAGAAGACCGCCGCTAAGGTCGATCCAATTATAAGAATGAGAGTCGCGTGGACTTCTTCTGGACTACGGCGTCGGGCTGGGCTGTGGAGCTTCTTCTCCAAGGACGTCGCTAGTGCATGTTCCAGTAGGGATACACTGCGGCTCTTGACATTCTGGCTTCTGCCAGTTCTCGTATTCTTGGCATTCATAGCGAACCCAACCCTGATAACCACAAGCGGAAAGCCCGACCGAAAGGACTAAGGCCAGACTTCCCGCGAGTAGTTTCCGAGTCACTTCCCCGATAACCCGAAAGCTGAATCTTTAGGATTTAGCCAGCGTAGGATTACAGGCAGAACGGCGGCAAGGCCCGCCATGCCGATCGCCTTCGGATCTGTAACTCCAGCCATGTAAACGGCAATTCCCGCAGCTAAAAAGCTACGCGCCCAGCTTGCCGCTAATGCTTTTAAGTTTTCCACTTTTCTTCTCCGTCTTCTTCGGCTTCGCTGCCGATTGAGTAGGTACTTCGACGATCGGATAATCGCCAGCGTAAGCTACGAACTTAGGACGTCCGAACCCTACGACTTCTTTACCGCTCCCGAATGCCCGCTCTTTAATCATTACCATTCCGCCGTTACGTTGATCCCCTGTTCCCGATGTATTACCTTCGATCGTGATAACAGTCTTCGCCTTAACTCCGACGACGATTCCGATGTGGCTAATTCGATCTATTCCATCATGCGGAAAGTCCATGAATGCGAGATCGCCGATCTTCGGCTCTGTTTCGACCCAGCGACTTACTTCTTTAAGCTTATGCGCTCCTGCAGCTGTTGAGACCATGGACGGAAGCTTTACGCCAGCTTCGTTGAATACCCAGTTACAGAACGATCCGCACCAGGGTAAGCCGTCGGCTTTTGTAAACTTTCCGTACTTCGTAAGGTTATCGCCTTCTTCGATTGTACCGACTTCCGCCAGTGCTACTTCTACGACTGCCGCAGCTGTTCCGATTGGGTAGGTCATGAAAGTAACAGCTTCGCTTCGTCTTCGGTAATGCCAAGCTTGGCTAGAAGAGCGGCTTTATCCGCCGCTTTCTGTGCTTCGGCTGCTGCTTGCGCTGCTGCTTTTGCTTCTGCGATTTCCCGCTTACTTAATTCCTCGGCGTTCATTTCACGCTCGATAATTTCGCCAGTTTCTGCATTATGGATGACGATTATAGGATTTGTCATTATGAGACTCCGTAAAGTGTGTAAGTGCCTGCGTCATATGTGCCTGCTGATAATTCTAATTGAATACTTGTTACTGCGTTTGCAGTGTTTTGCCAAGTTCCAGCAAAAAAAGTTGATGAATCTCCAATGTTTTCGTCTTTATAGGCTGCTTGGGTACTAAAACTTCTTTGAGTTCCAGTTTTTGCATAATCGTAAATTGTTACCCAAAAAGTGCTTTCGGCATTTGCTGGATTTAGCGTTCGTGCACCCGCACCGATTGGACGAATATAACTATAATAAGACCTCATAATGGCTTGCCCATCAAAACCATTTGATTGCATACCAGAATCACTATTCAGAGTTATTTGAACATAAGCACCCGTTGAAACACTGACACCAGTGCACAATAAATAAAGATTTTTATAACTCCCGCTAATTGAAGTAATTGAAACACTTGAACCTGAAAGGGAACCAGTTGCTAATTGTGTCATTCCACCCGCTGCAGCAGTTGCCCATTTGATACCAGTTGCAGCGGTTGAATCTGCTGTCAATACTTGTCCATTTGTACCAACCGCAAGACGCGACACAGTGTCCGACGCTGTAGCTGCAATTAAATCGCCCTTAGCGTCGACGATAGTTTTATTTATTGCCGCGGACGCATTAGCGAACACGGTCGCGTCGACAGCGTCTCCCAAAGTCTCGATAGCTGTCGCGCCGTCTTTGACCAAGTCGGTCGAAGTCGGAACAGTCCAGCCATAATTGGGCGTAGTAGTTGCCATGCTTTATCTCCTTTATGCGACGACTGTCGCGTCCAACCAAGTAAGTGTAGGGCTAACGGTATTCCATCTCTCGGAAGCTGGGACGTTATTCCAGCGGAACGCGTCGAGAGAATAAGCGATCGGCGTAATGTAAAGAGTTAACGCCAGCGAGTTATAGCCAGCTGTAAAGGCCCAGCCTTCAACGAATCCCTGATAAGTAAGACCCATGTTATTCGGTAGATCTGAGATGTTTACTGGCATTCCCATAAAGACGCCGATTAGATCGTCGCGATCATCGTCGGCCACGCTAGGACTTCCAAGCTGATAAGTGATGGCGTTCATGTTAGCCCGCGGATAAGCTCGAAGAGCCAGATAGAACGCAGCTTGCGAAGTGGCGTCCGCGCCATTCTCTAAAGTTGTCTCTATGTTCTGAGCCAGTGAGCCATAAATAGCGATTGAAGCTGGATCTGAATCTGTAACTTGCTGGCCGTTTTTATAAGTAATCGTAACTAGGTTTCGGACGTCACCCGCTCGGGTCGCTGTTTCGATTCCAGCTGCTAAAGCTTCGGCGGCTGAAAGTTCGACGTAGCCATTCGTAGCTAGTTCTACGCCTCGATGAGTACTATCCGCGTAACCGATTCGACCAAGGCCATCTTCATAGATGTAACCAAGGCCAGAAGTAGCAAGGGCAGCGACCAGAGAATAAGCGTCGATAACTTCGGACGAGCGAGCTGTAAGTTCGTAGTTACCTTCGTCGATTTCTCCTAGGCCGCTATTTTCTGCATTAGCCCATGTCGTAGTCGGGTTATAAGCTGCCCATGTAAGAGCCGCTGGAACTTCGTTCCAAGCTCCGTAAAGCAGCCCTTCTAAGACGCTATAGATCTGAACTCCGTCTAAGTCTTTAGCTAGAACGCCTTCTGTAAGAATCTTGGGAAGTCGAGATAAAGCTCCAAGAGCTGTAATCGTTACAGTCTGGGAATAGCCATTAGATCCAGCCGAAGCGATTCCGACGATTACGTCTGTAACGCTGCCGCCGAAGATAGCCACTGGAGTAGCTGTGGAGTTCTGGACGAAGATAGTTATAGAAGAGTTAACTTCGACCGAGATAGCCGAGCCGTCTAGGTTAATGAGTTGGACGTTACAGTAGCCCGCGACCGCTTGCGTGTAGATGTCTGTACGGCCAGACTGAATCGACAGGTTAGACAGGGTTACATTCCTGTATTCGTTACCGTCGATCTGGACTGACCAGACTGGAGTCCACTGGCTCATTAGTTAAAGACCAGTCTGTTCGCTCCCAGTGCGCCGCGCGCGTTAGAGCGGTTAAGAATGTTAACAATAGTTCGAGCCGTACCTTCTGCGTCTAATGCGCCGTTGACGGTTAAGTTAATAACAGTCCCGCCGCCCATGGCAGAGTTCGGAATGATGTTTCCCGAGCCGCTTGGAGTAAATAGTTCTGGACCACGTTCTCCGACTAGGTAGGACTTACCAGAACTAACTGGACCGCCCATGGCTCTAGCTCCGCCGAAGACGTTGTCGATGACTCCGCCGATACCTTTAACGATCGAGTTATTTTTAACGAAGTTTACGAACTGCACGATAGCGTCGTAAGCGTCACCGATAAACTTAGCCAGTTGAGAGAAGCCGTTAATTAAGACGGTTACGACAGTGGCTACAGCTTCTAAAGCGAACTTTAGAGTAGTGCCAAGGATAGGCGCGAGATAAGTCTTAGCGAAGTCCCAGATGGCCTTTAGAAGAGCGAAGAATGGCTTTAGTTCGTCCTGATTCTCGACCAGTGACTTCTTAATAATCTCGAACGCCTTAAAGAGTCCTTCGATCGCTGGCCCTACGATGTTAAGAATGGCTGGAATAAACTCGTCAACCAAGAACGACCAGTAAGACGTAAAAGCTGGAAGTAGATCTTCTTTAATAAAAGTCGCGATAGCTGCGAACTGTGGCCCAAGCTTTTCGCCTAAAGTTGAAGCGAAGTTAGACACTGCGGGAATGACGTTATTAACGATTCCAGAGATTAACGGCGTGATCGCTGTTAGAACGTAAGAACCGACTGTCTCTTTCGCTTCGCTAAAAGCTACGTTAAGACGCGCCATCTTTCCCGCGAACGTGTCGGCTTGCTTACTAGCTTGGCCCTCGAAAGTTCCAGCTAGTTTCGCGGTTACTTGATCGAATGAAAGTGTCTTTAGTTCTGCCGCGCTGATACCTACGCCAAGCTTTCCAAGTGCGGCAGTGTTGCCGTCGTAGCCTTTAGCTAGAGCATTAGTTACAGCTTCGAGAGATTTACCGCTTCCCGCTGCGATGTCAATCGCTAAGTTCTGGAGCTTCTGGGCTTCCTCGACGTTCTTAGTACTTCTGACGAGTCGATCTAGCGACGGACGAAGCTGGTCGTCGGTGAGTCCAGTTAAAAGCGATGTCTTTGTTATCTGGTCTTCTACAGCTGCGATCTGAGCGTTAGTAGCTCCAGTTACATTCTGTAAAGATGTTGCGAGCTTTACCTGAGCGGCTTCGTCTTCGATCGCAGCTTTAACTCCATCGACTAGAAGCTTTCCAGCATAAGCCGCCGCAGCCGCTCCAGCGATGGCGAACGCAGCTCCCGCCTTCTTTCCGAAGTCTGCGACTCTGCTTCCGAAACTTTCTACTTCATTAGTCGCACCCTTAACTCCCTTTTTAAGTTCGTCGAAGTCCGCGTCGAAGGTTATCTTTACTTTTGGAATGCCAGCCATTAGTTAAGACCTGCTTTCTTAATTACGGACTGAATAAGATCTATGTATTCTTTCGCGACTATAGGCGTGTAATAATCGACAGCTGGAGCGATCCAGTAGCCGCGCTTATTACGCGGGGCCTTGAATCTATTCGTGTAAGCGCGCCCGAGTGCGTCTGTACCCTGACCGCTGCCGTATTCTGTTCCCCATAGAAGCGCACCCGCTGGAGCTGCATTCTGGCGAACCTTTGATCCTTTACCGCTCTTAGAAGCTTCTCCGCCGTATTTACGACCAACCTTCTTAGGCCCGCCGATGTCTACGCGAATAAGTCGATCTCGTTTAGCTGCGATTGTCTGGGCTACGAGCTTAGTCTGTGGAGCTGGCGCACTCTGCGAGAACTGCAATAACTGACCAGCCAGACGCTTAGATAAAGGTAAAGCCGCGTCGCGGATCTCGTTCTGTGTTTCCTTGTCGAGAAGATTAAGAGTCTGGATCAAGTTTTTAAGCGCGGCTGGCTCGACTTCTATCGAGTAGACACCCTTCTTACTTGCCATTTCTTTTCTCCAGAATCTCGATCGCTGTAAGTATCTGCTCCGCTGTCTGCCACTCGCTCATCGGGATTTGTGTCGCGATGGCTAGCTCGACGATGAGCCGATTTAAGCTTCCAGCGGGATAGCTTTTGGGTTTGCAGAACTGGCCTTAACTTCCGCTACCGTCTCGATCCAGACCTCGTAAGGCTTGATAGGAGTTCCCGCAGCTTCGCGCTTCATGGCGTTATAGCCAAGGAAGAGAAGATCGTTCACTCCGATAGATTCGGCTTGCTGAATAGTCTTACCAGTTTTACTTTCCCACTTCGACCACTCGGGAGAAGCCGCGACGTAAGTAGCGGCCTCTCCTGAGAAGTATTCGACTTCTATGTTTAGTTTCATGTTCGCTCCCGATTCTAATTCTTAGCTGAATGTCTCTGTAGGTGTTCCCACGACTGTAAAGCTCATGCTAACAGTCTGAGCGTCTGGCGATGATCCGCCCACGCTTGGGAAGATTGGTAGAACGTTGAACGCGAAGACTGCGCCTGTTACAGCTGTTAGTGATACCGCGATAGTCGTATTTGGATTGACTTCCGCAGCTGACCACATAGCTTCGCAGAGCGAATTAGCTGCGCCCCAGTCTGCAAGCATCTCGACATCGAACGTCCACTGAGAATCGATCGACTTATAAGCTTTTGAGTAAAGCGTGTCGTAAGTTTCGATAGTGACATCGCATGAGAGCGTCGCGCTTGTTGCTTGTTCGTCGTAATTCTTGGTGTCGATCGTCATAGCGAGATCGCGTCCAGTAATGACGGTCGTTGCCATTTTTTTCTCCTTAGTTAGTTTGAGTGTAATAGGTGGAGAGCTGAATCTCGCAAGCGAGGATCTCTGACGCTCCGATGTTTAATGGAATCGGATTCGATACGTCTCCGACTTCATACCCTGACGGAATAGCCGCCAGAATGCTAATTACCAGCTTTTCGATGTTATCGAGTGCGCTCTGGTTATCGTAAATCGCTACGCCGACAGTCATAACTAAATTAACCTTTAGCTTGACGTTGGACTTACCTAATAACGTGGGCTGTAGGTAGGGCGTGTTCGGGACGATCGCAGCGAACGGAACGATGGGCGACTCTGGGACTGAGTCGTAAGTGTTAGCCGCTACTCCCGCGATGGCTGTCTTTAATGGAGTGCGGACGCTAGTTAAGATCGAGCTGGCTGGCATTATCCGACCCTCGTATCGACGTCGATGTAATTACCAAGAAGACCGATAACACGATTTAGCAAGCTGCGGCCCATTCGATAAGGAGAGCTAGCGAAGTCGACGCCTTCGATCTGACCGCCCGCAGCTGTGCGAGATTGAAAGACTTCAATAGATACCGCGTAGATAGCGGACTCGATAGAAGCGTTACCGACGTAAAGAGTGGCAGCTGAATACCCGCTAAGAGTTGCTGTTCCGTTCGGAATGATCTGGCGACGAGTTACGTCTGCGCTCGTAAGAGCTGCGGAGAACGAACTGTCTGTAACTACTGTAAGAGTGTGAGTGGCTGTAAATGGAGCTGGAAGACCAGTAACGACGATCGACTGTCCTACGACGAAAGTGTGGACGCGTCGAGTGTAGAAGATTGCGACATTATCTTTTAATTCGTACTCGATTACAGCTGTCGAGTTCTGAATGAGCAGCGGGAGAATAGCTTGCTCGGCTGTGTCGATGATGTCGTTTAAGTAATTATCGTCGTAGAGAGAAGAACTAACGCCTAGGACGGACCGCAGCTGTGAAGCTGTAATAATGGCTGGCATTAGCTCTTCCCTTCTACTACTCGGCTAGCTCGGGAGCGAACTAGCCGATGTCTAATTTATTCGGTTTACGCCTTGTTATTCTTGAATGCGCCAGCTGCGATCTTGGTAGCTAGTGCGCCATAACCGTAGTAACCGACTGTGATCTGGCCAGAAGCGATTACGTCCGCACGAAGACGGAAAGTAGGTCCTTCGTACCATGTGTAAGCGTCTGGGTTAACGACTAGAAGAGTTCCGTCGCCATCGCCGCCGTTTGTAGGATCTACGAATAGATCTAGTCCCGCTACGTTTCCGATTAGTGAATCTGGACGAACTACACCGCCCGCATTCTGTGGCTGTGAAGCGTTATAGATTGGACGTCCTGAATCGTTAAGAGTCATTAGGTTAGCCCATTGACCAGTCGATGCGATAAGTGATTTCGCGAAAGGACGTGGAAGTCCAGCTGTAGCTGCATAAACAGAAGCAGCTCCGCGAGAGATAATTCCGAGAAGCTCTGCGGCTGTCGGATAAGTTGCGACTGTAGTCGCGTCTGTCGTTGAGCCTGAGATTAGAAGACCGTTAACGTAAGCATTCTCGGCCTTAGCCTTAGCTGCTGCCATGTTACGGATTAGCTCATCGAAGAACGCTGGAGACGTGCGATCGAGTAGCTCTACAGAAAATGTCTGGGCGCCACTGAACTTTTTTACGTCCACTGTAATGAACGCGGCGTTCTGGTCTGTATCCGATGGCGCGCCATCTTCTGCGACTACTGCCACAGTAGGAGCTTGCGTGATCTTAGGGATCTCGAAAGTCATGCCCGCGTCTGGAAGAGTTCCGCGAGAGATTGCGTCGATTGATGGTCGGATAGTTGTAGATAGTCCGTTAACTACTTCTGCCATCTGGCGTGTAGGTACTAGACCCGCGTTATCTGTTGTGTTATCGGCTGCAAGAACGTACTGGCGAGCTTGATCGTCGCCCATCGCTGCGCGAATTGTGTTTTCTACATACTTAGCAGCTGTGAACTCTAAGCGTGGCTTTGTGAATGATCCGCCTACGATTGGCTTCGCTGCGGCTGTTGTTGACTGAGCAGCTTCGACCGTCTCGACGGTTTCCGCGTTTGTGACGGTGTTGTCCACTTCGTCTCCTTCTGTTGTTGGTGTTACTTCCTCTTCCACTGTGGAATCGGAGATCTCTTCGGCGACTTCTTCTTCGCCTTCTGTTGCAGCTACTTCACTTACACGAGCAGAACGTACCGCTGGCTCTGTTACGAGTGCGACGCCAGTTAATTCTCCAGCAAGAACGCGCATAGTGCCGTCCTTCTGCATGATGTAATCATCTACAGCTAGTTCGATCGAGAAGCCATCGCGAAGTCCGTCCATCGCTTCTACGAGCGCGTCTGAACCCGCTGTCGTGTTTGTAATCTTAAAAACTGCGTCGATGGAATTAGTAGATTCGTTTAAGTTCATCTCTAAACTTTTTCCGATGGGTCTTGATCTGTCATGTTCTAAATTAAGTTTTACTGGAGCTGGCTTTATTGAATCTTTAGCGAAGATTACCTTTCCAGTCGATGCGTTAGCAGCTTCCTCGAATGCGACGATGCGCCCACTAATAGTGCGCGAGTTAGAATCTGCCGCTGTTATGTTCATTGGTGTAGTGATTTTCATAGAAGTAGATCCTCTTCTTCTCGTATTTCTTCGATCGACATAGCACCGATTCGATTTAGTATTTCGTAAACTTGCGCGCGTTCCATTGGATTACCGCGTAAGAAGTCGTCTAGATCGAACTTAACGTCCTGACCCATTGGAGTAAAATCTGAAAGGCTCATTCGTTGCTCGATAGCTGTCATAAGTGGACGCAGAGAATAATCCACTAAAGAACGACGCTCACTAACTGCATTCGAGTAAGTAAAGCTGTTCGGCTCTGCACTTGCGAAGTAAGCTGGAAGACCCGCCGCGCGACACAATTCAAGAGCCAGGTATCCGCGCGCTTCGTTGAGCTGTAAGTTTTTAGGATCGTAACCGACAGTCTCGATCGATACGTCACCGTTTAAGAATGTAACAGCCTTCGATGTGCGATTCTTAAATGCTGCAATTAATGCAGCTACGCGATCTTTTGGAAGTGCTACGCCAGAGTTCTTTAAGATTGTCTGTGGGTTTGGATCTATTGCGAAGTCGTAAGCTGTTTTCTCTAGTGCGCTAGCTGCGCGAATAGTACGTCCAGCGCGATTTAAGATTCCTTCGTCGAGTCCAGTAAAGACGACCAGTTCGCTCGGATCTATTGTAAGTCCATCGACAGCGTAACCGTCGATCTCCGTTCCGTTGCCGTTAGTAGTAACAGTTACGCGAAGAGGATCGATCCTTTCCATCGCTTGAATGCGACCAGTGTCGGCGTAGCGTTGCATAACACGCGCGTAGCCATAACCATAGAACAGAATGTCTTCGGCTAACCATGACCAGAACGCAGAACCCGCGATTCTTGGATCTGGCTGATTTATAACTCTTGGCTGTTGCACTCTTTCGCCTGTTGCGACGTTACGAGTGTGCATTCCGAAAGATCCAATAGTCGTGCAGATAATGTTACGCGCGCGAGCTAAAGCTGGAACGCCCATCGCTTCCGTACGAGTAGCGGTCTGATTGCCCATGAAGTAATAGCCGCCGAGAGAGTTAAGAGTATTAACTGGGTACAGCGATTCCGCCGCGTCGATACTGATAGAAGCTGGAGACGCAGCGTTAACCTTCGGAACGAATAGATCGAATAATCCCATGTCGCAATTCTAGAGAAGTCGATACACCTAGCCGACCATGATGTCAAGATCCATCGGTGGGCGTGTCGCGTAGTGAGTGACTAAGGCCGTCGCAACCGTCGCGCAGACAGTCGACTGCGAAGCTCTCCGCCCGATAGTCCAGCCACCATCTCCGAACGGAAGTCTCGCAGCTGATAAGATCTGCTTGGAGAGTTCTGTCTGTTTCGGGTCGTGTCGTAATCTCTTCGATGTGATCGCTCCTAACAATTCGTCGCAAGCTTGGCCGTACAGTGCGCCGTCGATGTCCGAGATTGGGATACCCGCTGGAACTAACCGCGCAGCTATAGCCGAAGCCGTCCTCTTAGAATAAGCCACTGTCTCGACTGGATACTGCTTTACATAAGGAGCGATGTCGTTCGCGATCGCTTTATCGTCCAAGTTAATCGGGTTATGCCAAGTGTGTAAAAGCTTTACGAAGAATCGCTCGTCGTCGAT